GTTCCTTGCTGTCATCTGTCAAAGGGAGGTTTTAGTTATTTATCTAATTTACTCAAAATGAGTTTCATCATTGATTTTAACTCATCAACATCATCTTTCAACTTATCCATTTCGTTGACTTCTTGCATTTTTTTCTGCTTCAACTTTAGATAACTATCATACTCAGAGTCAGAACAATTTAAAATTGCACCAGATTGTTCATCTCTATAAAGAGACATACTATCTTTTACCTTAATCTTATCCATTAGATTGATGCTATTGCTCTTAGGTCACGAATCTTAGGAACGTAAGCGTAGTTGGTTCCTGACATCACAATTTTGATTTGGAATCCATTGAACTGTGGTAGGTTCTTAGCATTGAATTCGTATTCTTTATAATCACGCTCAGTAGATGAGGAAAGTATTCTCCTATCTGGTTTACCATTATTCTTAGCTGAATCTATGACTCTTCCCTCAGAATCTAGGTTTTCAAAGCCTGGGAATAGTTCAAATAACTGATACTGTGGTGGAGCATCTATTCTGAATATCCTGTAAAGAACTCTAATATCATTAGTAGAGTGTCTGTAGGCATCGAACATAACCTTCAATCCATCAGCTGACTTCTCTAGATTTACAATCTTAGATAAGTAGATTGCAGCACTAGGATCTTGGTCAACAGAATTGACTCTACGATCTGAAGCGTAATCTGATATCTTAGAGTTAAGTCTATCCATGACTGTAATCATGTTAACTCTATCTAAGTCAATAAAAGGACTTACTTTAGGATCATCTGTAGTCAGAGTTGTTTGTAGTGTAAACGACTTTCTGCCTGGGAAGTCAGATAGTTTTTGAAGTTCATTTGTCTTAGATGCAACGACTCTTGGAGTTGTTAGATAATTATTACTGTTTAGAGATACATCTTCGTAACCCTGATCAACATATGCCTTGATATTTCCATCAGGACTATTACCACTAAATGTTCTAACCTTAGCAGTAATCTCAGTTCCTTCTGGTAAAAGAGTAGCAACATTAGGTCTGACAATGTTGAATGGGATATTCTGAGTTGCCATAGGACCGTATGCGTTACTTACCTGTACATATTGTTGATCGTAACTACCACCAGATTTATTCTCACTAAAGAATAGTTCTGGGAATCCATTTGCATTTCCAGTTGCTCTGTCCACACCTCTACTTGAAACTCCAACCTTAATCCAATAATGATCGACATCAATAGGATACTTAGTATCATTTGTAGGTAAGAAACTATGAGATGTGTTGATTCTTCTTAGAGAAACTCCATTCAACTCATACTTAAATATCTTATCATTGATTGCATAATCACCAGCCTTAGTATCATCTATGGATCTAGTAATATTATTCAGAGTAGAAGTTGTAGTTGTAACACCAGTGTATTTGATGATTTCATTTCCTACTTTGACATAGCCTGGGTTTGAAGTATTAACTTCTATGTTTTCAAATGATGTAAAGATTCCAATTGCAGTCACAGTCATATCTTCTGTACTTGTAGAATCAACTGTGGATGTTAACTTCTCTGGTTTAACATCAGCCTCAATACCAGATAGTATAACTTGATCTTCAGCGGAGTACATACCATGATTAGAATGTCTTACACGGAAATGTAATCCATCAGTCACGTTTTGTAAGTATGTAATAGGAGCTCCGTTTACAACACTTGTTCCACCACCACCAACATATACGATAGAAGATGAGGAATCAACTCTAGGTATACCTTGAATATTATCAAGAACTAAAGTGTTGAAGGCACTAATGACACCTACATTATTTGGAATTGTTAGTCTCAAATCTTTTCCGAATCCACCAGTATTGTCGGCAGATACAGTAAGAACGTCACCAGCAGAGTATCCTGTTCCACCAATGGCAACCGTTGCAGCGACAGCAACTCTGTTATCAACAGTCAAGTTGATAGTCGCACCAGTTCCCTTACCAAACTGAGATATAAGAGGTACACCAGAGTAAACAACGGATGTTGCAGCAAAACCACTACCACCATTGGTAATTGTTAGATCACTACCAATACCTATTGCACCAAGAACTTTGTTTAAGTTTGCCTTAAAGTTTGGATTGGCCTGTTGATATATTGTAGTTCCTTCTGTCAGTCCAGCTTGTTCTGATACAGTCAAACTCTTACCTAAACCAACAACTGCGTTATAGGCAAGCATATCAATGGGATTAGGTGCAAGAGAAACAATCTGTCTGTTTCCAATATCCAAATCTGGATTATAGAAATTGACTCTACCAGATGTTGATGTGAAGTTAGCTCGGTAAAGATTGAACTTAAGGTCTTCTAACTGACTAGGATCCCATGTAGCACCGTTTTGTGATTTGAACAATGAACCAAGTAGAGGTTGTTGAGATACAATAATCTTCTCAGAATCTGCAGCATTGACTGTGGTAATATCTTCTTCGCCCATCCTAGAGATGTAGACAAAGTATTCGTTAGATGCAGATAGAAGAACAAGTGCAAACTCTCCTCCACCCTCACAATATACAGGTGATGGGAATGTAAATGTAGTTGGTTTAGAACCATCAGCTGATAATACAACTTGATCGGGATCAAGAATACACTCACCAAATGGCAAGATTTCTTGAGTAGGTAAACCAGTTTGAAGTGTTCTTACTTGTAAAGTAACAGGTAATTCATTTGTGTCTTTTGCTTGGAAGTAAACGTCACACTTGGTAAGGAATACACCATTGATGTCTGGAACTTCAAATGATTGGGCGAGAGGGTCAACCCATCTAGTCTGAGTTGTAGATCTATTTGCAAAAGTATTTTCAATGACTAATCGACTACTTTCATCAGTCAGAGTTCTATCGGCAGACTGTGGTATTCTCTGTACATCTGCATTTCTTGTTCTAAGAGTTGAAGATTCTACAGTTTGTAATGTACCAGATGATGTGAAGTTAGCCTCACCAGAACTATCTGTAAATCCAGAGATGGTTGAGTTTACAGGAGATGATGATAGGGTAAATGTCTTAGTACCAGTATTGAAAGATGGAGCAGATGGAATTGTAGGATCAGGTAAAAATAGTGATCCGATAAGTGTTCCTGATTTATCTGTAATCAATCTAATTGCAGATACAGTTGCGATAGCACCACTAGATTGTCCTATAAGTTTCATTCCAGTAGTAATATATCCATAGAAACCAGATGCAGACTGGAGTTCTAGAGATGCGGTATCTACATTCAATAATGAAGTAGTAGATGAGTATGTAGATGAGATACTAGATGCAGGGTCATATGGATTTTGTTTATAAACCTGATTAGGATTATTGTAAGGACCATATTTGTGATTCTGATTTGCCAATCTGAATCTAATTGCATCATTGTTAGAGTTAGGACGACTTCCTTCTACAATTTCACCAGCACCAAATGTACCAGATACCATTGTAATCTCTATGAGTTTTGGTACAACAAACCTTGACATATCAATATTGTCAAAGAATGGATATAATCTTGTATTTGGCTTGAGTCTTCTAGTAACAAATTCAATGTTTCTAGATCTCATTGTAGCAATAACTTCTGTATTTACAACCTTATCACCAAGACTTGTGGTGTCAAATCTTTCACCAACACGGAACTGAATACCCTGTCTTGTTTGGTTTGTAGTAGTTGTGGTTGTTTGCTCTTTAAAATCGTATGTTGTATCAAGGAAGTTAGTTGTTGTAGTAATTGGAATACCACGCCTCTTAACAAACTTTCCTCTCTTAGTACTCTTACCAGTAACTTCTGTATCAGTTCTACTAAACAAACTTGGTCCTGTGTCAATACTTGATCCTGTCCAAGTTGTTTCCCATGATCCCCAATCAATAGGTGAAAGACCAGTATTACTATCAGCGCCAGTAATACCCATAGTAGAATTAAAACTACCTTCTATATCATAGGTAGCAGCAGTTCTTCTAGTTTCAATCCATGTATCAGTGCCTGGATTTAACTCAACCTGACCAATCCAGTTTACAACAGCAAATGGGTTTACATTCTCAATACGAGTTGCAAAGTTATTCTCCAAGTAAATTGTATCACTATAGTTCAAACAAACAACGTCACCAATTCTCTTGACGTTTGTATCACCAAGATCCTCTACAAATCTGTAATCAGCAGATGGATTTGAAGATGTTGCAGCACCTACAATCGCCTCTGATCCAAGTAAAAGGTCAATAGATGTTGTGTAGTGTTGAGGTCTTAATCTACCCTCTACAGAGTCAATAGATGATTTGTATTGACTATTGTTTATATCACCACCAGTAACAGATTTAAAATTATCTACGAAGAATCCAGACTTAAATCTTTCTAAGTTAGTCTGTGGGTCACGAAGAGACATGTTTGATGTCTCTACTTCAAGCAATGATAGAGATGTATAATATTCAATATTCTTAATTCTATTCTCAAGAGTCACGATATCTTTCATTCGGAATCTCTTGTGTTTAGCTACTGTAATACCAGCATCAGATGGATCGAATAAGTATGGTGGAAGTGCGATGGTAGCAACTTCTAAAGCATTATCAATAGTGTTTGGAAGTTTTGGTAATTCTGATGGGACACCTTGAGATAGAGTAAAGATACCTTCTTTACTTAAGAATAACTTGTCAATTCTTCCAAGATAGTATTCGTATGATAAGTTAAATGATTTGTCTTTCGCAACGATATGTGACGAAGATGATGTGCCAGCATTGAACTGTCTAGCTTCAAATTCCCAAGGAGCTTTACCAGCAATAGTAGATGTAACTCTAGGTCTTAAGTCGATAACATCTGCAGCACTTCTACCATTAATGAATGGAATAGCAGCACCATATAAACTTCTCGCATAAGAGTTAACAGTCACAAAATCGCCTGGATCTGCAGCATCAATAACGAAGTTATTGTATACAACTGTGAGTCTCCTTGTTGGTGCCTCTGTTCCTTCTTTTCTGACGATTGCAGAAAAGTCAACATAATCTAATCTTTGGCCTGGATCAAACTCATAGTTGTTTCTAATATCTCTATCGCCTGGAATGAAACTCTGAACTGTACCAGCAACTTGAGTTTCTTCAAACACAACTTCTTCACCTATCTCAAAAGAGTTCTCATTTTGAGATACAAATTCTACTTCGTTAGATCCATTAGTTGCAGTAAACACAGCAGCTGCACCAGATGTCTGACCGATTATTGTTTCACCAACTATAGCATTAAGAATATTAGAGTTTAGATTTGTAAGTTGTAATATTGGGAACTGTGCGTCATCAGTAGATGAAGATTCCAATACTGCAATAACTTCTGCAACATCACAAGCACCTAGAGAGATTCTCTGATCTTGAACTCTATTTCCGTATGCTGTATCATATGTTAAACCATCGTTCAACTTCATCAACCCTGTCCCAGATTGAGTCTTATTAGACTTATTGATTATGTAAGTTGTCGCTCTCTTGAATACCTTTGCCTTTGGTTTTACATTTATTTTTTTCCAAGTTACTGTTAATATAGCAGCTCCTGATGCTGTATCCAATCCAGATAGAGTTACTGTTCTGCCACTGACTGTAAGTTTTTGATTAGTTAGATTTTCTGTCTTACCAGATGCCTTGAATGAAAGGTTATAATCCTCTTCATCAAATGGTTCTAAAGTTAAGTCTGCATCAGTTTCTAAAGTTCCACTGAAAGCATTACTTGCAACTGTGATACTATATGACTTCTTGAATAGAATATCAGCACCATTAGTATCTACAGTTGACACAAAAGGTTTTGTGAGTTCACTGAATAAAAATGCTTTAGAGTTGTTTTGAACTTCTAAAGTAACTTTAAATAAATCATTTACGTTTGTATCAGCTGATGGTAATGCACCAGAACATACGTTTTCAACATCTACTGTTGCTTCTAGACTAATTCCGATAGCATTTGCAGCAGTAACTCTGTTGTATGTGGGAACTGAATTACCAGACAAACTATACTGAATGATGTCACCTGTCTTGATACCAGAGTTAACAAAACTTGCACTAGGAGATGTTATTGTAGAGGCAGCACCAGAAGCAGCACTTATAGTAAACTGCGTTGCAACAGGAGCAATCAAATGACCTAGACTTAAGATAGGATCTGCTGTAAATGGATAGTTAGTCATATCATTACTGACCAACTGTTTTACATCTTCTATTCCATAGTCTTCTACTTCTGTGATACTTCTATTTGCAGTAACACCGTTGATAAAGAACTCTTCACCTACTTGAAATTGACCAGATACCTGATACAAAGTAAGTTGTGTAGATCCATTTGAAGATGTGTAAGCATATCCAGAAGCATTACTGTTTTGTCCAACGATATATGCTGGAAGGTTTACAGTTGCCTTTGTATTGAGTTGTAAATATGTGAATGTCTGAATATCATACAAAGATGATTCAAATATCGTAGAAGAATCTGCATAACCAACATTCTTCAATTTCATATCATATACTCTAGCAACACCAACTTGTTCACCGTTTGATGTGCCTACAGTAGAAGTTCTTTCGTTGAATAGTTTTACATAAGAACTAGTGCTGACACCAATTAGAGGTGATCCATATACATTGTTTAGTTCTATTTGTCTGCCTACACTGAATGGTAACGACTCGTTAACTATTTTTTGTGTAGTACGAGGTTTTGGAACATCAACAGTTGTAGTGTTAAGAGTTTCTATCTCGTATCCCTTAACGTATGCTTTTCCAGGCCCTATAGACAGACACATCAAATCTTCTATTGGTGTATTGCCTTGTTGTGTTAATTGATTGGAATAATAAGCACCATTATTTCCAATTCTATCATTTAGACACTCTTTGGGTGATATTGGAAATGGTTTGATGTAATAATGACCAGACTCATCAAATGTTCTTCTTGCTAACTCATCACGAATTAGATCATCAACTTTAGTTCCAGATTTTACAAACTTTCTGAGAATACCATTTTCAATTCTCATCAACTCCACAAAGTTCTCATCATTTAGATCAGTGAGAGACTTCTTGATTAGAGATGTAGAAATCTTAAGTCTATCAGCACCAGGCGCTGCAAAGTTTGAAAATCCTCTTGCATTATCATATAAGTCGTTATCTGATGAAGATGCAGTTACTAATTCTTCTTTGATTAGTAAACCCACTCTGTATGATGGTTTGTTACTATACTGATCTAAGATAACTGTAGAATCAGAAACAGTTACGAAGAATCCTCTAATGAAATAAACACCAGTAGCTATCTTTGCTGCAGCACCTGTTGAAGTTGCATTTGATATTAATGTTGTTGCAAAACTAGCCCCAGATCTAATACTTGATAGAGAATAATTCATATCCTCTTGCAGTAATAAGTTTTCTCCGTCTGCAAAACTGTTTCTAGAGAAATCAGAATCACTAGAACTCTGGTATTTGATGTATAAAGTATATGCCCCTTTTACTGATTCTCTATTTGTAATATAAGTTTCTACCTTAGCAGTAACACCACTAGTTTCACCTTTAATTTTTTTACCCTTTAAATTCTCTAAGTATAGAGAAACTGGAATACCTAAGTGACTGTCATCAATTTGAACAGCAGTATACTCAGAATCATAAGCAATCTGGCCTGGAATTACAACAGAACCTTCTTTGAAGAAATGCTTACCAAACTTTTCAACCTGATTCTGTAGAATAGATTGAAGTGTTGTAAGTTCCCTAGACTGTACAGGTAAACCTGGCTTGAATAGTACCCTCTGATAATTTTTTAACTCATTAAAATCATCAAAGTACGGAGATGAATTTAAGTTGGTATTTTGTGGCATTTGCTTTTAGAACTCCAGCACTATTTTGATGTCTTCCTTTTGACTTGCGGATCTAGGAATCGCAGTCCTGTTATCAATATAAATTATTTCACCTGATTTAGTATTGAATTCTGCTGATGAAATACCAGCACTAAAACTCATACCAAGTTGATATACTTTATTATTTATTGAGGTACTAACACCGTTATAGTTAGTGTCAACAGAGAGAAGTGAACCCACTACAGATGAACCTTGAATGGTAACTCCATATCCAGCATCAGGATTTGAAGTGAAAGGAATAATCTTATATCCAGTTTCACTAGATGCAAGACCCATAGGTTGATAATACTTCAATACCCCAGTAACTTTATCCCATGATGCTACATATCCAATCGCAGTTGATCCCAAACCAACTGTTTGTGTAATTTCGGAGTCAACAGCGTAGGTTGTTGCTGTAGTAACCCCTGTTAATTTCAATGCTTTCAGTCCACTCACCATCGCAGTGTCTAGTAATTCTGTACTACTACCAAACACGGTGGGGTTTTTTATTAATCCAACCCTAGCAAAGTCATTACCTTCAATTATGTCAGGGTTAGTTTCTAATGTTTCAAATCTAGAATATAGTAATGCTCTATATGCTCCTAATTCTCTGTAGATGTCATATCCATGTCCACCTTTAGGTGGGATAATTACACTGAATCCAGCAACAGATGTAGTTCCTATTCCTGTATTGGTAAGGTTAGCAAGTACTCCGCCAGACTCACTGCCTGGAGCGCCTGGAAAAAACTGTATTGATCCGTGGGTATACCCTTCTCCTCCGTCAGTAACAAATACCTCAGATACTTTTCCGAAAGAATCAATCGTAATAGTAGCCTTTCCTCCTGATCCATCTCCCAGAATGGGAACATTCGCAAAGGATGTTGAGATTGGTTGATAGTTAGAACCTCTATCATTAACCACAACCACTTCAATCTTTCCATCTATAGCATTAGCCTTTGTTGCAACAGTCTCGCCTTCGTTGCCCCAGTTTTCGGGCACTGGTATGTATTCAATAGAGTCAAACTTAACGATTTCGGATGGCTTAATTGTATAAAGATATTTCCAAACGTAACCATCGCCACTAGTGCCAGCTGCCCTTGGTTCAAGGTCAACAAATGTGGGTTGGTCATATGAAGGCCTACCCTTTGAGTTTTCAGGGTCTGATCCATTTTGTAGACAGATGTAAACTTTCAAGTCTTCATTCACTATGTAGTAATTTGAATCGTACAAACTTCCCTGACTAGTAATAGGTGTGAGATTGTAGATATTATAGTCGTGTCTGTACATCTCGTAAGTTGTACCAGCAACCCAACTAACTTTCCTGACAAGTCTGCGAACATCCTTATCAGTTACCTTTTTCATAGCAATGATAGATTCTTTTATTGAATACTCCTCTTCAAATCCATCTAGGGGAGAGGGGGTATCGGTTGCCCATGTGGCAGTACCACCCGCCTTTGGTTCTATGGAATTGGGTAATCCCATAAAAGCGTAGTATTTGTTAACAGTGGATCCGACTCCGACAAAACTTTTAACAAAGGTTTCGGCATTTAAAATTCTAAACTGTTCGGATATTATGGCAGGCATTTTAAAAAACTAGTCTTTTTGTTTTATTTAGTGGTTAAGTTAATGGTTTGGTTCTGGAAACCACGGCAGCAGTAGATAATCCTACGTTTCCGTTCATAGTATTGACTAAGAAATTAGTTGGATTACCAGCACCACGATTCTGATAACCAAAGAATTTACCCCAACTGTATTTACCCCAGAAGGTATCCATGTTTGATGTTACACCAAGACCAACTTGGATTGTATTATTTCCATAAGGTGTTGGGCCAGGTAAGAAAGCACATGTAACAGTAGCAAGTCCAGAGATTGCATCACCAACAGTCACTTCTTCTACTCTGAATACACCGCCAAGATAATCACCAGAAGTTACCATACCGACAGTTTGATTTGAACCACTTGAGGTTGTAATACCAGTCAGTGCATGGCCAACAACTAAAGAACTATCATAGATGGTGAAGAAATCACCTTTCTGTAGTCCAGTGTATTGAACTCCTAGTGCGTTCAAGGAAGAATAACCATAACCTAAGTTTGAGTTATCGTTATACTGTGACTTGAGTGTAAATGCCAATCTAGGTAATACACCAGCAGAGCCAGGTAGCCATGTATTTATTCCTACAATATCACCAAAGTCTCCTACTGCGTTGACCGACAATATATCTTCTCTCTTAGTTCTATCTGCTTCGACTATCACTGGAGGATTACTACCTACTTTATAACCAAATCCACCATCAGTGATACTAACACTTGTAATAACACCAGCAGTCACAGATGCGGTTGCAGTCGCTCTGTTGATTACTGGATCTGCATAGAAAATAGTTGTTCCTGATCCAACTGTAATAACTCTTCTACTTGAGAAATCGCCGTATGGAGTATCTACTAAGTCACGAATCTGATTAGGATGAGTTATAGTTCTTAGGTTCCAATTAGCGAGATCAAATGAGTAGTATAGTTGACCTACTGTAGAAATACCAATGTACAAGTTATCAAAGAACTTGATCTTAGCAAAATCGAATGTAGCAGGGTGTTGTGTTCCAGCTGGTAACTGTTGACTCCAAGGTTGCCAGAAGTTCTTATTGGTTGAAATACCAATCGTACCACTATCACCAACAACAATGAATCTATTACCGTCATATATGATATCATTCAAGTCAAAGTTAGTGTTACTTGTTTTATCTCCCCATCCTGTTCCATCAGTGGAAGCAAGAATTACACCACCATTACCAACTGCAATAAATTCCGACTGACCATAACATACAGCATTTAATTGTTGGAAAGTTCCTGAGTATTGACTGAACGCAGCTCCTGTTGTAAGACCAACAGCAGTAAAGATTGATCCACCAGCACCAACAGAAACCCATGTATTTCTAGTTCCTTCCCAGATAGTATCTTGGAAATTACCTTCATATGTACTGTCTAATGTTTGAACTTGACCAATAGCAGGTATTTGTCTCTGTTCTAGTAAATCTATTGGAGTCCATGTACTGATACTATTACCAATCGCAACTGCTCTTGCCATAGATCCAAAATCACCAACTGCCATAATATGAACATCAGCAGTTCCACTATTTCCAACACCAACTCCGTTGAATGTTATAGTTCCACCAAATCCAATTCTACCTCTCTCCCAGAATGTTCCACTCTTAGTATTGATGTAGAAACTGCTTGCACCAACAGCTACATATGGATCTTCTTTTGTAATTGCTTTGAACTCTACAGATGATGTAATACCAGTGATAGCATCGAACTCCCATGCAGCTATTGGATCTTTACGTTCTATCAATGCACTTGATATTGCAACAGTAGGATTAGATAGATTTGCGTATCCAGTTCCACCATCTGTGATTGTCAAAGATGAAATACTAGATGATGTAGAAACTAAAGATGTTATGATTCCAGGCTGGATAGTTAAGTCCTCAAATATTTGGACATTTCTTTCGGACTGTATTAACTTGTCTATAGCGTTGAATACTGGGAAAGCATTATTGACATAGAAACTATCGTCTAATTGACCAACATTCTTAATAAGTCTAGTTGTTGGTAGAACTCTACTCTTCAATGCTGGTCTGGATTTAGGAATTAGAACACCAGAGAGTATTTGATCCTTCCTCTGTTTCTCCCATGAAAGAGGTCTCTCTGCATCTTGAGCAGTGTTGACTCCAATACTGTTGTATGAGAATGTTTCCAATACATCAGAAGCAACAATTCTCTTAGTTGTTCTATCAAACTGATCTGTGTCAAGTGGATCAAGTCTATTTTCATTGATCTTCACAATATCACCAGCCTTGACTGATGCTACTGGTTCTACAGTTTCAACATCTCTCTTAGATCCTCTGAAGTAAAATACAGAACACTTAGAGTTAGACTTAGGTGCTTCAGTAAAGATTACTCTACTACCTTTGAATGTGTAAGATGAAATTGGAGTCTGTAAAATATCATTGATGTAGATAAAGATATTGTTACTAATATCCATATCACTACCAGGCAAAGTCTTAAGACTTAGAATCTCTGTTACACCACTAGTTGTTACAGATAAAGTAAACTTCTTACGAATACCATTGAAGAATGGTGCTATATCATCAAACAAGATAAACTGGCCTGGATAGAATCCAGAGAATTTGTCGTTCTCAAGTTCTTGAACTTTCAGTGTAAATTCTGTATTGACACCTACTCTTGGGTCTGTAACAATACCGCTAACTGTGAGTACATCATCAACCTTGTAAGCAATTCCTTCTTCAGTAAGGTTAAACTCACTAATATTACCATCTACATTGATGCGGAAATCAACTACTGCATCTGTTCCAAGACCAGTAGAACCAGAAACATATTCTAGACCAGTATTGAAGTATGGATTTGGAGCAGCAATGTCAAGGTAAACTGGTTTATCCAATCTACCACCTCTCTTGAAGAGAGCTTTTTCTGTAGTAACACCAGCGTTGATTCTGAATCTGGCAGCGTCTAACTTCTCGATTACATCAAATCCAGAGAATCCTTTTTCGATAGATGATGCAATTCTCTTACCTTGTTGTGAAATTCCAGCTCTAGCATAGTTGTGATCCACAGTTGAAATACCAACGTTGACAACGTATGTCTTACTATCAATAATCTTATCAACAAATGTACCACCAGCGGCAAAGTCTTGACCACTGAGTGAGTTATTTCTAAGTCTAGGAGCAAGAATTACACCTTGAATCTTACCACCAGAGTTATAGAAACTAGGTGTGGTAGATGGGCCTACCTGAGTTTCAATCTGAGTATTACTGATAACTCTAGTAATCAGTGAACCGTTGTAATAAGGATCTCCTCCTTTTGGATAGAATTGTTTTGTGGCATAGTTGTCTTGTGAACAAGAGAATAAAATACCCTCAGTCTTTAACTTGACATTTCTACCATTACCAGCAGAAGTTGTAATACCATGTGCTGTAGGTAAGAACATTGTCATAATACCTATCGACTCATGGTAGTCTGCATGATTGATATTATATTCTACTCTTGTAGAAACTCCAACGTTAACAACTACATTATTAGATGTAACTGATATTGGATATAATGAAGTGTCGTGTGCAGGGTCTGTGGTTCTAGGATATGCGTGTTCAGTAGCGTTCTGATCCATGTCACATGTGTACACGAATCCATTTGTTGCCAATCCAATAGCTGTTGTAGTTGACAATCCATGAGATGAATCAGTCGTCATAGTCACTAATCCACTGTTAGGATCATATGTGGCATTAGTTACATTGAACTTGATTCTTGATGTGATACCTACGTTAATTGTGAATGTATCTATAGTTGAAGTTACAATGCCGACCTCTACATTGTGTATGGGATCAGTGGTTCTAGGATATGTGTGATCCGTTGCATAGTTATCCTGAGAACATCTCCATGTATAAGAATTTGTTGCAAGACCTATTGTGTCTCTAGCAACTAACATTGAATCTAGATCTGCGTTCTCGAATGTGTGTTTGTAATTACCGCCACTGATAACAGAGTTAGCATTTGCAGAAACAAAGATGTGTTCTGATTGGTTAGATGACTTACCTACGTCCAGAGTAATTGTGGTATCTGTAGTAGAAGTAATCTTAACAGCAGTATTGTAAGCAGGATCTGGGCCAGATATGCCAGATTTCCTTGGGTAATAGTGGAATGACGCATGATTATCTAAAGCACAAGTAAATTTGAATCCATTTGTTTTAAGTTTTACAGAGGTTCCTTTTTGTAGTGTATGTGATCCAATGTCTACAGTCATCAGTCCAGTGAAAGGATCATATGATCCGCTTGTGGGACTATGATAAACAAGGGGTGAGGTTCCTACGTTTACGGAGAAATTATCAAGGTCAACAGTTGTGACTGATAACCATTGTTGATCTGATGGATCTTTTCTTCTTGGATAACTCTTGATAGTTTTCCTCTGATCCATTTGACATCTGAATCTAATGGAATCTCTCTTGAATGTGACTCTGTTACCAGTTGTCAATCCGTGATTAGCAGAAGTAACTGTCATGATACCACTACCAGCATCATAAGTTGCAAACGTGACTATCTTATCAGGTAATGCACCATTAAAACCATGAACGTTAGAGAACACGGTCATGATACCTGTACTTGCAGTGTAGGCTGCAGTGGTGATTGCAGAATTTACAATCGTTGATACACCAACATTGATTGTTATGGTATCGGCAGATGTAGAACCAATACCAACAGATACGTTTCCACCTATAGGATCATCAGGGCGTGGATAAGCATGTACAGTTGCATGATTATCTCTAGCACATGTGAAGTTAATAGATGCAGTATTGATACCGACAGTAAATCTAGCCTTTTTAAGACCACCAGTGGTTGCACTCTGGAACCAATGTGTATTTACAACAGTGGATACACCGACAAATACAGAGAAGGTATTTACACCAACATTATAAATTGGCAACCACTCATTCAAGTACGGATCAGAATATCTTGGATATGCCTTATCAGCAGTATATCCATCTTTATCACATTTGAATGTAATTGATTCTAAGTCAAACTTAACATATTCACCAGCAACGAAACCATGATTTGCAATGGTTGGTTCTAGTACACCAGTACTAGCATTATACGTTGCCGTCGAAATTGTATGGGCTGATTCATTGATGTATGAGTGTCCAGCACCAACATTCATCACAAACTCACCTGTTGCTGGATTGTATGTTGATGTTGATATCGAACGTTCTTGTATTGTAGATACACCAACTCTTACTTCAAAAGTATTTGTTGTTGCAGAAACGATTCCAAGATTAGTGTTGTATGCAGGGTCAGTCTTACGAGGATAGGCATGTTCAGTAGCATAGTTATCTTTAGCACACTTGAATGTCAATGCACCCTCTGCTATTTGTATCTTTGTTGATGGTCTAAGAAGTCCATCGTTATATGAAGAGTGGAATGTATGACCGTAATCACCACCAGATATTACTGCATCTGTACCAATTCCTTGGAAGTTATGAAGATAATCACCACCAGTAATGATAGCTTCTTGTGCAACACCTTGATTAGGAACAAACTGGTGTTGGTAGTCTCCATCAGTTGATACACCAACATTACACTCAAAGATAGTACCAGCAGCACCAATTACAGGGCATGCAGTATCAAAGAATGGGTCAGTTGTTCTTGGATAGAAATGATTAGTTTGATATCCGTCTTTTGAACACTTGAATACTATAGATCCTGTTTTAAACTTAATACTATTTCCAACAAGAATATCATGTATCCTGTCAACAGAAACTGTCAGGATACCGACTGCAGCATTGTACTGTGCGAATCTTACATTGTATGTGACTATAGTTGAAACACCAACTTGGACGGTAATTGTTGTACCAGCTACACCAGTGATAGGGACAGCAGTGTCGTAGATTGGATCAGTTGTTCTTGGATAGTACTTAGTTGCCTGTCCACCATCCATACTACACTTAAATCCAAGAGAAAGTGTCTTAATTTTGATACTTGTTCCAGATGTCAAATCATGAGGACCAATACTCATAGTCATGACACCTACAGCGGGAGTATAATCAGCGCCTTGAACGTCATAATTGACTATAGGACTCTTACCAACAAAAGCTTCAAAACTATCTGTTGAGACGTTGTTAATGGGTATCCATTGATCACTTACTGGATCTTTTGATCTTGGATATGGGTGTGTAGAAGCATATCCATCCATTCCGCACTTAAATGTCAGTGCATTATTAAGAATTTTAATTTGATCACCATTTGCAAATCCATGACTAGGAACAGTGATAGTTAAAATTCCAACTATTGCATTATATCTCGCAGTTGTAATTGTGTGTGATGTGGGTCCTGATAAACCGTGATTTGGAATAGTTAAAACTAATGCACCAGTGCTAGGAGTATAGTCAGCATTTGTAGGAGTGGTTGTTCCGCCACCAACTACAGTAATACCATTAGGAGTTGTTCTTGCAGGGACAAAGGTGTGTGCATAATCACCACCAATCTTGATTGTTTTTTCATCAGAACTTACATAGGTATGTGCATAATCACCACCAGAGAATGTTGATGTTGCAGTCGCACTATGGAACTCATGTAAGAAAGGTCCTCCAGTTAGTAATGCACCTTCTTCCGCACGAATAAAAGTATGGTCATAATCACCACCGTATATCAATGCACCATTTATTGCCTCTTCAAATCTATGAACATATTGATTCTTAACACGAGATATACCAACATCTATTGCAAGTGCAGTGCCAGCATAACCTGTGATAGGAAGTGAAGTATCATATGCAGTTGATCTACTTCTTGGATAGTAGTGATCTTTTGCACCACCATCTATAGCACATGTAAATGCAAGACCAGATAGTATCACATCTTTACCTACCTTGTACCCATGAGGTGCGGCAGTGGTTACAGTTAGAACTCCAGTTATATTATCATACAATGCACTAGAAACTCCTAATGCAGGGTCATAATCACAAGTAAAGGCGATACCAGAAAGTATTACACAATCATCTTCTGTGAGATTGTGATTCTTTCTTGTAGTGATAGTTGCAATACCAGATGTTTCATCATACTCAACATGACCAACTTGAACAGCAGGAGCACTTGTAAATGTAACTGCAACACCAGTAACATTAACAAAATCATCAGTTTCTAAACCATGACCTTCAAAAGGTATGAATGAACCAACTCCAGCAGCTGAGGTGTGTATGCCTGTTGTGGTCATTGCAGCACCAATATTCACACTAAAGTCAAATGCACTTACGATTCCTGTGACACCAAAATATCTTTGTGAATCTGATGGGAATGTAATATCACCAATACCTGTGGCAAATTGAATTCCAGCTAATTTAACAACACTTGCGGTTGTCAATCCATGAGGAGTATTACAACTGATTGTTGCAACACCAGAGAATGACTCATAATCAACAGATCCAATATTAATTGATCCACCAGTTGTTTGACCTATTGCAGTAACAGTAGTGATTCCTTGAGAGGGAGTATCACTAAGATACTGGATAGTTCTAGGTGCAAAGAAACCAGTTCCACCTTCTACAATACTAAAGTTTGTTATGATACCAGCTTCTGCTCTGTTTACGACACCACCACTCACATAATCATGTTCAAATGTAGAGATACCAACAAACGCTCTGAATGTATTTGCAGTATGACCACTTAACACATCAAAACCAGTTACGTTTCTACCTTCTAGGATTGCGGTGTCAACGCCTGCTTGCACCAATCCCCCGCTAACATAGGTTAATGGTTGCGTACTAACACCACAATCTATTAATACATTAAGACTATCAATTACATCTACAATTGGATATGCGTCTTCTCTGAAAGTATAAGTTGATATTCCATTATATACTTGAACTTGTTTTATGAGTAAGTTTCTGCTTCTATTCCTTCCTGTTCCGATATAATGACCACCTGTTACACCAATCGTTGTAATACCAGTGATATAGTCGTATCCAAAGGTATTAATATTTCTTTGTGCTGATACTGGGGTGAATGTAAATCCAGCACCTGTTACTCTTACTCTATCACCTTCTACAAATCCATGAGAGTTGGCTGTAAAAGTACAGATACCAGCAATATGGTTGTAATCTGCTGTAGAAATTGCAACTGCACTACCAGCTGATGTTCCTAAAACTGCACCGATACTTGCACCATATCCTTGAGAAGATCTTACAGTAATTTCTGGTAACTCTCTATATCCTTGTCCCTTTCCTGTTAATTGGATAGTCTCAAGACTACCAGTTGATCCTACACCGACTCTTGCAGAGGCTTTAATTGGTAAGTAGTATCCAGCACCTGTTTGTAGACCCACTTTATTGATTCTACCAGCTCTAGGAACTCCACTTAGAAAGTTAAGCTTATTATCATCTGCGTCAATTACTTCAAAATCTAAGCCAGGAGTTTGAACAACGTTATTGATTAATATGAATGGATTATTATTGATGTCTACGCCTGTGTTGACACTGTTATAGAGAGCAGTAACTACACCTAAGTTTTCTGTTAATGTAAACTGTGTGCCTGCGATACCTGTAAATTCTAAGGATATATCATCAAGAATTACGTTTTTATCTTTCTCATCAAATGGATCTAATTTTCTAGAGAATAATCTACCAGAGAAAGAAGAACTTGTTTTTAATCCAGTAGGTCCTGCATTACCATAAGGTGCATCAGAAAAGAATATATTATCGTCTACGATATTGTAATCACCAGAAAATATTGAAGAAAGTCCAGTGCCATGACTTGTGGCAATACTACCAAAAGCACCTCTCTCCACAACAACCTGTGAACTAGTGGTTGTACTGAATACTGGGTAATACCCAACACCAGAGTTAAAGATGATAACCTGAGATATTGTGCCAACACCACTAATTACAGGGTAAAACACACCTTCTGTTTGAGGTGTTGCTGTACCTTCAATAGTAATCTTGGGAGGGTCTGTTTTAGCATACCCTGTACCGCCGTCTAAAACTTCAATTTGGCTAACACCATATGATGAATTAAAAGACGGTCTGAATAGAGCTCCTGAACCTGGCGTTTCTCTAGTAGACATTTACTCCTCAAATGATGTTGATAGAACTACTGCAATAGACTCTGGTAACTCCAGTACTATCACGGACGATACTAAACGTGAGTATATCGTCATTTGCGGTAGAAGGCGGAGGATTACCACCGACCCATTTTACTCCAGTTGCAATAACAGAACCGTTTACAGTACAGGCATCGCCATAAGTATATCCGATTCCAGCATTGTTGATAATTGTCACTGTGGTTGCTTTACTATTTTGACCACTGACATTTGTAAATGCCCATGAAGTAACTGATGTAGATAATCCACCCAATACAACAGATCCTTGTGAAACGTCAACTGTGAACGTACCACCAGCACTTACACTAAATGTATCACTAAAGTTTCCTAAAACCTTCTCTGTAATGTCAGAGTTGAAGTTTACCTGATCCATCAGGGTACTTGCACCACTAACTAAAATATCACCTTGTACATCTAATCGACATGTAGGAGAGGTAGAACCAATACCAGTATATGCCTCATTAGTGACAACAAATGACTTAGAATCAGTTACTGCTGCATCGGATACTCGCAATCCATGTCCATTACCTTTTGCAACTGCCCATATGGTTGGTCTTTGGTTAGAGAATGATGCAACCTCTAGTTGTGAAGTGGGTAATGATGTTCCAATGCCGACCATACCGTCTGCTTTGATTCGGAACATTGTTGTTGCAGTTCCAACCTCAATAGGACCATCTGCAATCGCACCAGGCTGTTGAATTGTAATCTTACCAACATCTGCATAACTTGTTGTAACAACACCAGATGTATTGATATCAATGTTATCTGTAACACTTGCTGCAAGACCAGCGAGAACAGAGGTTGATGCAATACCAGCGTTTGTTGAATACCCAGCAGTGCTAGCAAAAGAAACAAAACTTACAAGGTTAGTACCATCTCCGAAAATATCATATATCTCGTTAAAGTTATTATTAATCTTTATAGTCCCTGCCAATAGGGTATCGCCCGTCCCATCATTAGGAGCCGAACCTGTACTAATACCTTGTTTAGACATTACTTAAAAACGTTTTTTCTTTATTTATAGTTAATATGGAGGGTTATCATCCATCGTGACACTTGTATCGTCAGTTTTAATAACAGAGGAGTTAGCTCTATTGGTATCATAGTAGAAACCAGTAGCTACTGTATTTCTAGCAATAGCAGTTTTTGCTTGTGCAAATGTAGTGTCACCAATCTGTTTTACCTTCAGTAATTCATCATCTAATTTAATGATATCACCTTTGGTTATAGAACCTAAACCAACTGAAACATTTACCCCTTGATCTGATTCACTAACTGACTCAGCTACAACCACATTCAACTTCTTATTCTTAATAGGAGTTTGAATAATATTGTCAATCAAAATCAGAGCTTGTTTATTTGGATCTTGAACTTTAAGAACATGAGTTCCAGTTCCCAAACCAGTAAATGTAAATGGAAGTGAAGTTGATAATCCAGAGATTCTGAATTTGACATCATCCAATTTTTGAACGAACAATTCATCAGGCATGACATTTGTTCCACACTCTACAGGAGTCAATTCAATATTGTTGCCTGGAGTAGCACCACCAATGTATGTGCCTGCAATGGATATTGTATTTGTAACAGCATACCCAGTTCCACCAGTTACGACTTCAACATTAGAAACGTCTAAGTTAGAGTCTCTAGTAACATTGAATGTTGCACCACTACCACCACCATTATTTGTCGATGGAACGTTGGAATATGTGCCTTGACTTCCAATTCTTGATCCTGTTGTTTTAGTAACAGGGAATAACAAATCATTAGCTGGTGATGCACCACCAAGGAATGTACCAGCAATTCCTATAGTGTCACCAACAATGTAACCACCTCCACCAACTGTTAGAGTTATTGCAGTTGATATACATTGACCTGTACTCTGATCGAAATCAAACTTAACTTGGAATCTAGCACCAGTTCCAGTTGTGGTAAAGCCAGGAATGCCTCCTTCTGGATTTCCAAATCCGTATATTCTAAAGACTGGGCCTGGAGGATTCTCTGTTACTGCAATTCCTGTCACTGGGCCTGGAATTTGTTGGTTGTATCCATTTTCAAATAATGAACTTCCACCAACTCCAGAAGTTACAACAGACATAACAATGTCTTTATCTCCTGTGGTATGAGATGTAGTTGCAATACCAATTTTAGAACCACCTTGAGTATCCAATCGAACAGCCTGACCAGTCTGGAAATTATGATTCTGAATACTTAGTAAGTTAAGGCTAAGATCAACATTAGCAGATGAAGCAGCATTATATGTTTTCTTAAATACAGGTTCACCCCCAACTGTAAGTCCAAACTGTTTACTGCCAACTAGTGTTCCTGTTCTATCGTGTGATCCATTGAAACCAGAGGAGATATCATCAAGATTCAAGACCTTATTGGTCTTATTCATAATGAAACTCTTAATAGGTCTACCTTCTGGGAAGAATATTCTTTGTACAGATCCATCTGGTAATGCGTCATCTTCTGTTACCATGGCAAAGTTATCTCTCTTACCCATGTATATCTCATTATCAATATTGAGGATGAGATCAACTTTAGTATCTACTGCCTGAACCTTCATGTTAGTAGACTTAGCAATTCCTACAGTAGCAGCATTAGCAATGGGATCACTCTCTATAATGAGATCTGAGAACTCTAGGAAACCTGATGGGTGAACAATAGATCTTACAGGTTCTTTCCATGTGGTGTATGGTAACTTACTCTTGATTGAATATGAGAACTTCTGGAAGTAGAAGTTGTCAGATAGTCTTTGGCTGAAGTCATTAAGAATACCGACATTCATGTCGTTCTTGGAAACTTTATCTCTAGTAGATCCTAGTGTAGTTCTAACACTGAATCTGTTTACATCTCTTACACGACCATTCAACTTAGATATCTGACCGAATAGAGCATCTCCAGATCTTAGAGTTCCTATTGTATCTCTCAACCTAAGTTGACTTATATTAACATTCCAACCATTCTCAGCAACAAATCCTTCAAACTTAGCTGACGTTACTTTTTCACCAGATAGGAACTTAGCATCATTGATGATTGTCATATTGAACTTCGCCATGTCGTTGAAGTTAACAATAGAACCTAATGTAAAGTCATCATCATATTCTCCTAGTGTTACTGTTGAAATGCCAGGAGCATTTGCCATACTGAATGAAACAGTGGCATTTGCAGTGCTTACACCAGTGACATCATAGAATGAGAAGTCATAATCAGCAGAGTTAAAGTTGCCCTCTCCAGCAAGAATAGAATTTGGTTTAAGTCTGCAATTCTCAACAAATACTTTATCACCTATAGCAAATGGTAACTTAGTTTCTGTAGATCCAAATCCAGTGTTTACAGGAATATTGAACTGTGCATCTAAAAGAAGTTCAACTGTTATATCTGTACCACTATGAGATATAGCATCAATATCATAACCATTAGAGTTATTAGTTGTGATAATGCTAAGTGGTTCACTGAACTCAAAAGCATTTTCAATAATATTAACTTTATCTACAGATCCACCTGATACAGTTGCAGCAATTTTTACATTATCATTACCACGAACTGCAAGTGTAGGAGCTTGGTTATACCTTGTACCACCGTCTACCACTTGGATCTCATTCATTCGTGCAATACCACTTACGTCAACAATGGCAGGGACACTTAGGAATGGTAGAAGTGTAGGGTCAGTTGGATAATCAAATCCATCTTTTATCCTTTCAATAATATCAATCTTACCAATATCAGGAGATGAAACTTTTACAATAGCATCTTGACCCTGTGTGCTTGCAAAACCAATAACTCTAGGTAGGATAGTATATCCCTTGCCTGGGAAATTGATCTTTGTAGAGTTGATAGGTCCTCTTGCGTTTGGAGACTGAGTACTATATGTGATTGTACTTACACCAGCTCTCGATATAACTTTTTGTGGTTCAAGAGGTTTTTCTATTAGGTTGAAAGTAAATGAGGTATCACTAGACTTAATAATCGAGTGATCTGTCTTAAGAACAACATTCTTGAAAGTGATATTATTTCTACCAGTAACTTCTTCATCAGATGTTCCATATAACTTTCTAGCATCAGAAGGAACAACAGGAGTCAAATTATAGAATGACTTACTTGGCCAACCAGTTGTTCTGATAGTTACTGTGGAATCTGCATTTCCAGAAATGCCATCTCTAGAAATATTGAATCCAGTATCGTTTGTACCATTAACATCAAGCTTTTCTCTGAATGATGAATCTTCAAAGAAGTCAAGTCTCATATCTAATAGACTTTGATCAGATACATCAAATGTAACTGTATTACCGTTAGTGAACTCTAGAGGTGGATTAATCTTAGCAAGGTAACTTAAGTTATTAGCAGATGCCTCAGTTACAGTAGATATCGATACTATGTTAGCCTCAGGTACGTCTGACTTATACTTACATAGTTTAATCGCATCAGTGTTTAATCTAAGAACAAAATATGTCTCATTGTTTACCAAACCATCAATTGTATTTCCACCATTGTAAAATACAACCTTATCACCACTTTGTAGAGATTCATCTGGTATTGTAATTTCAGTTAAGTCTGATGAGAAGGCAGATACTGCGAATCCTATCTTACCTGTGGTAACTTTAGCAAGAACTGGATCATACCTTATTTCAGTTGTTTCGGTTGATTGTGGTATGGCATCTAGTGTTACTATGTCGCCAGTTTCCAATCCGTGAGCAGAGGTAAGTCCTACATCACCAAAGAACCTTTCTACCTTTGTTGTTACTTTGGGGAAGTTAGTAGTAAAGGATTGTGCAAACCCAGAGTTAGATGCTACTTCATAAAACCATATTGCATCTCCAGTTGTAGGAATACCAGTGGTTGATAATCCAATGAAATCTGGTTCAAAGTTTATTGCATATACGTCACTTTGATCAATAAGAACTTCTGTACCAACACCAGATGTTGCACCAGCGGATACCTTTGCCCATACCAGTGAAGTTCCACCAATACCCATGTTATAAGTCAATTTCTGACCAGTAAAGAAGTTATGATCTTTAATGTAAATTCTTTGTTGAGGAACGAACCTATTCTCAACTGTTTGTACTGTGCTTAAACCAGTAAGAGGCAAAGTATAGTGTGTTCCAGTAGAACCAACACCAACTGTTTGTTGAGGGTTGAAGAAGACGACTTTGTTCTCAAAAGTGAATCTGGTTATGGTAGAGAAACCAACTGGGAATGTAAACTTGGTTGGTTTTAAAATAACGTTGTTTGTCCCAACTGCATGTGTCATTGCAGCACCAACATAGTTTTCTCTGTTTACAAACAATCTATTGAACTGAGAATCAATGGCAGTAATAGTAAATGATTCAGTTCCGATTCCAATGATGTCATTTGTTTCAAATCCTGTCACATCAGTAACAAAGATAGAAGTGTTTACGCCAGTTGCAGTTACATTGTCTAAGTATTGAGAAAGACCAACTGATCTTTGTTTAACATTGACTTTTTTAGGTCCATTGAACTCTGCAAAGGAAGAAGTGCTAATACCACTAAGAATTAGTGTTTCTTGATCTGCAACTCCGTGTGGAATACTTGTGATACCAGTAATGGTGTTTTTGGTCTTTACAATCTCAGTATTTGCGAAAGTAGAGACTCCAATCTGCACTGAGGAAACAGGTTTACCTAAAACAGATCCAACTACGATATTTGCTCCACTTCCATTAGTTCCTGTGCTGTCTAGAGTTAGTGTATCGTCAACTTTGTATCCATCACCTCTAGAGAAGATAGTTACAGAAGAAATACCAGAACTCTTAGTTTTGATGACTTCAAATTCTTGTTTTAGGGCATCTTTAACATCATCAATCAATTCATAGTCAGAATTACCAAATGAGAGCGAATATGGAGCTACGTTTCTTGTAAGATCTCTAGATGCTATGTCAATATCCTGATTGAAGAAAGTTACAAAGTTTTCTTCGATAGGAGTGTCCTTAAATGATCCACCAAGTAAATATGGGAATCTTGGTTTAGCAACACCACTAGAATCAACATCTACACTGTAGAAGTAGGCATATACACCATCTGGATACTGTGGAGTCACACAATAGCGTCCACCATGCACGTCTAGGTCGCCTGAGTTGTCAAAGATGTAATCATTGGTAAAGTATCCAAAAGCAAAGCCAGGTGGTCTTAAACCCGATCTAAGAGTCGTATCAAGAATATATCCTGACTGTAATCTCTTGATTGCCCCTCCTGTTGCGTTCTGATATCCATAAGGACCGTAAATTGGGTTGCCGTCATAAGCAAATCCAAGTATAGGTGAGTGGAAAGCGTTTGGTGTCTCTAAATTAGCAGAATCAATGTTGTCTCCAAGTTGGAATCTAAGTTTTTGTGGAGGATAGATACCAATTGTCTGTAATTGGAAAGCAGGGTTCGTACTTGGCTTAGTAAGTAGAGAATCTTCGTTACTAATGATAGCATCGTTTTTCTGAACTTGGTTTATCTTCCATTCCCTTACGTCTGCTATGAATTTAGCAGATTTACCTCTGTTTTGTAAAGTTAGAGTTGTATCACTTGCGTTATAACCGATACCACCGTCAAGAATACTAACACCACTGATTCTGTCCCCAGTAATGATTGGTTTTACGTCTGCAAAGCTACCAGTAGGACTTGTGATGATAATATCGGAGTCTTCACGGTATCCTTTACCAGAAGCGAGTATTTGAACATCTACTATCGACCCACCAATGATAATAGGCTTCAAAAGAGCGTTAAAGACAACAGTTGAGATACCAACATCAGGTCTTCTGTGGAAATCCATGATATTAGTACATCCATAACCAATACCACCTTCTTCTAGGTAAACACTTTCAATACTTCCCAATACTAGAGGGTCAAGCTCAGGTTTGATGATAGTTGTGCTACCAATAGCAGATAAACTTTCTACGTTTACTACTATAGGAGGGTATTTTATAGTATGTTTTCCAGATCCGATTCCACGAATTACGACTGGTTTATTTTTGTTATAATTCTTTAAATTTCTTTGTGAGGAAACACCAACATCACATAATCTGAATCTATTACTGTCAATTTTCTTAATAGCGTACTGTGTAGTTGTAGAAAGACCATTCGCAACTGTTCCGTCAGTAGAATACTCTACTATTTCTCCATTATGGAAATTATGGTTGTATGCTAGTATGTAATCATCAGATGTGCTAATACCAGACTGTGTATCTCCGTTTGTTGGTCTACCCTGAACAACTACCTTCTTATTTGAATATCCTGAACCAGAATTTTTGACATAAATCTTGGTTATGGTATTTTTAGCTTCAAGTGAAGTGAATTTATGGAAACCAAAACTGATATTACCAATATCAACTGTGTTGATACCAGATTTAGCATCTTCTGGTGTTTTGTGTAACTTAATTTTCTTTTCATTGATTACACCAGCGAAATAAGTTGATCCATCAACGATATTGACAATAGGAGTGTTACCTCTAGAGTCATATATGATACCTTCACCTATTTCAAAGTTATGTCTCTCTGGGAAAGTGATACTTTCGTCAAATGTGTCAACTGATGATCCGTCTGCCTTGAAATTAGCAACAATCTTACCTCTAACTAGATTAGACTCAAGGACGGCACCAGTTCCGTTACCACCACTAACAGTAATCTTGGGTTTTTCCTGATATCCGATGCCAGGAGCAACCAACTTAACTTCTCTGAATGATCCAGATACGTTAGCATAAGCAATACCACCACTACCTTGTGCGTCGTTAATGACGAGTGGAGGTCCTGTGATAACATCATAATCTTCGCCTGGATTGGTAACTGTAATCTCTGTAATGTCACCGTGGAAGATTTGTTCATCAAAAACGGTGGGTGGAAATACCTCAACACCGTTTGCCATCAATCCTACGGCTCTGTTATTGACTACTCTCTGGTTTGGATCGTCAAAAAGATTTTTTTGTTTATAGAAAGGATACTTTCTAAGAATCTTCTGATTCTTGAGTGTTTTGTTTTCCCAACCAGACTTGTAGATATATTGGCCAGGTGTTCCTGTTCTAACAGCAATGTATTTCTTAGCAAATACGTCAGATCCACTAAATGAAAGATAAAACTCAGTTTGGTTGATTGCAGTTACAAAGTATATACCAGTATTGATTCCACTATTGGTTGTATTGTCCCAATAGATCTTATCTCCAGTCACATAGTTGTGATTTAAGAGTGTACTAGCGGACGCTGCAGGGTCGAAGGCAGGGTCGAACGATTGAATGGTATAAGTAAACCCACCGCCGTTTAAAGGTGTCCCAGAACCGTCTACAACCTCTGTTGTACTGGTTTTTACAAATACTTTATTGTCAGTTGCAAAAATAGGATAGTTTGGTAAACCAGAAGATGCAACGTAGAAGAATTCTTCAGCCTTATCTAAGTAACTATTCTGAATACCAACAGGAAACGCATCTACACCTGTAAAGTAATTAGAATTATGTTCTGCCTTTGTAACAGTCTTTGTAATTGTAATTGCATTAGCTGGAAGTGCAGTAGCTGTCTGAACAACAATGGTATTAGCGTAAACTTTAGAGAGATTGGTTGCATCATATTCAATATCTTTGATCGTGACTGTTGATGAATCTCCAAATTGGTTTTTAACAATTAATATCTCATCAACGTAGAAAACAACTGCATCAAATAGAACAATTCTGAAAGTATTGACGTTTACTTGGTTTACAGAAGCAATATTATGAGTAGATGGTATATTGTAAATCCAATTATTGAATTGTGGCGAATCTCCTAAGTCTCTACCGAAAGAAAGTAACTTAAGACTGTCACCAACTTGCATATTGGTAGATGCACTTGTATCAACTTCATCAATAACATTAACAAGTCTAAATTCCATCAATGATGTCTGTCCAAATCCAGCATAAGCATATGCAAGCTTGTTTTCCAGAACATCAGCACCAAAAACTAATGATGTAGTAACACCAGATACTCCTAAGAACTGGTTTACGGTTTTGTCAGTGTAACTAAAGGTTAGAAAGTTAGCACCTTCTCTAGGTCTTACTAATAGTGTTCCACTTTGACCAAATCCGACTGTAGAGTCAACAACAATACTAGTAGAGTTCTCTGGTGTGATCTCTAGTGCTTTTGTTTTACCAGGCACAGAGAATGTACCATCAAAAGATGTAGAGTCAAGTGACATCTCATAGAAGTCAACCTGATTGACTGGTCTATACTCAACATTGTAGATAGAAGCACTTACAGTACCAATACCACTAACGTCTTGATACAAGAAGTTACCAATAGACTCAAGTGGCTGTGCAGTTGGAGTTAAGTTCTCAAGTAGAACGTGTTTAGTTTTGAAATATACGTTTGAAGAAGGTACGATTGTTTGTTCAATCGGTTTTAAGAGTTCAATGTCTTCGCCATAAAGAAGTTTAAAGAGAATCTGATATGAAGAGTCAGTTCCCTTTGACATGTAGAAGTCTTTTGCCCTAGTCAGGATGTTTGTGATAGATGTTCCAGTTATGAAACTTCTATTTTCAAATCCAGGCAGAAACTCTTCTTTAAACTTGGTGAAAAATGTCTGTAAGAAAAGATTACTTAAGTTGGTAACTACAGATCCAGATACATGTTGTGCAGCATTGGTGGGTTGGAAGTTTAAGAACTCAGCATCGTCTTCTTTTGATATCTGATCAATACCACTGAATCCTCTAGAACACCCAATAAAAGATGTAGCAGTTTTGCTAGTATATGTGATTATCTCATCATCAATCTTAAGTAAACCATAGGTATCAGGCCAACCAGTGGTAGAATCTACCTGTATTGTTCTGTCAGCAGCGAAAGCATCATCTGTAAGAGTTGTTGATTCAGTTAAAGTCTCCGAATTGAACGCACCAATCTTTCGATACTCAGGAAGATTGTTCGCTAGGTCAGCTGTACCAGATTTATGTTCTTGTGATTCGTAATATTGATTTAAAAAGCTCGCAAAAAGAGGTGATTCCTGATTTAGAAATTCTGGAATCTGAGATTGTATGACATGAGAGACTTTTACTCTTTTAATATCTGTCATTTACCTTGTGTAAATTGATTCGCTAGCGTAACTAGAGGTTGTGACGTATGCAGTAGCAGATGTATTCTCACCAGAGGATACAACATCGGGAAGTGCATTAACTGTACTATTCGCAACGTCTAATTGAAGGTACAGATCTTTGAGTGCAATAACATCATTAGAATCAGGTATTGCTTCAACTTGAATTAATCCATTTGCTAATGTAGACCCTGTTATATTTACCACATCCAAATTAATCTCTCCGTGAACGTAATCCACTGTCCCAGCATCATTCTTAACGATAAGGGGAAGGTTATTTACAAGTTTGAAGAAAACAAGTTTACCAAAGTCAGTTCCAGCAGTAGGAATATCGCCCAGATATAGAACTCCATCTATACCATTAACAGTAAACCCTGTAGAACGTATGCCATATCCGTTTGGTTGGTCATAAAAGGCGTTTCCGTAGCAAAGTTCATAAGTTGCAAAAGTATTGAGTTCAGGCGTAATGTCCCTTCTCATTTTAACTCTTGTAATGTTAGAAGTTACACCTCTTGCAGAGGCATCAATCAATCCAAGAACTTTACTGTACTTAAATCTACCACCAAAGTCATTAATATCAGATGATTTGGAATATTGTGTAAGTGCTGTGGTTACTGATGTAAGTAATTCAGTTGTATCTGAAACTGAGTTCGTGTTATAGTAAACAGAAGTATCAACTTCAACGTAAAGATACTTGAGGTCAATAATTTCTGGTTTGATACCAGCGATTGAATATTGTTTGAGTTGCCTAGAGATATCATCCTTTGTAATCTGTGAAAGGAATGAACCGTTTCTTGGTTTGATGGAAATAAACACTTTTCCATACTCAGGTGGATCAAGTTCCTCTCCACCGTAGGCGGTCACAGACTCAACGTTAGGATATACGAATGGAATGATACCAGAGTAGTCACTTGCCGTTACTGCACGGTATTGTGAGGAGTATATACGAGGTGCAAGGTATTTGATGGAACTGATGTCTTCAATATTGTCTCCCATTGAAGCTCTGTTCGCAGTTGAGATAACTGAGATACCTTGAGTGATAGGTAAACCTTGGTCATCTTGTAAAATACCAACAAATGAGAAATTCTTAGCATCATTTCCAAGTCTTCCGTTGGTTACAATGTAAGTTGCGGTAACAATTGCTCCAGCAGGCGGTTTTTTACCTAAAATTCCGTCTCCAAACAAGATTTCATATTGTTCGTCTTCGATTTCTTGAATTAAGAAGAGTTTTGACGTAGCATCAACTCTTAAAATGTTGTCATATAGCGTATAAATCTCAGAAGTCGTAGATTCAACCGTAACACGGATAGAAGTTGTGTCAATATTCGAGTTTGGAAGAATAAAACGCTGATTTGGTTGAGAATAATCAATCTG